GGTAACTCCAACATTTTCTATATGGTCTTCGATTGTAGGGACGCAATTAATACCATACATTTCTCTAAAAACATTTGACGATTGGCAAGCAAATACACAGTTCTTATTTGCAGATGTCATTTTCTTAAGAGGATACATTGTTTCACTACAGAGAGAAATTATCACATCAGTATCCAACGCATTAATATCATGATATGCAAAAGGAACATCCCAATTGATGTGATTTAACTCCACACCGTTATTGGAATAATACTTATTGAATACTTTAGAGAGTTCTAATGCGTCTTTGTCGATATCGATTAAATTAATCTTCTTGACGTTTAGATTTTCACACAACAATGGAACAAGCGGGAACCCCAACCAAGAATTTAAAACCGTAATATTTAATTGCTTGGTTACGTCTACGCATTTCTGTAATTCTTCTACCAACCAAATAGCAGCATCCATAGTATTTGGATTCAAAGACTTACGAAAGTCTTCGTGTTTAAACGGCATTTCGTGATTGATCTTTTCTAGACCCTCACCCCAATAACGATAGTTGTTTAAGTAATTATAATTTAACATCTTGTGGTCTTTCCATTGAATCATATAAACAAATAAGTGGTTCTTCGCGCAGGACTTGTTCTCTTACATCTGTCGGCCACATATATCCGTAGTTGTAACTGTATACCCAACCGTCTGGGAAATGGTCAATTTTCAGAAGACGTTCTCTTTGATGCCCGAATAGATTGTCGAGACCGCGATAATAGAAGAACATTTGATCTGCATAATCTGTGACGAACTTAGTGATTTTGTCGATATCTAACCTATCATTCCACCTCAACACGCTGGAATTTAAGTCTGTATATTTGTGTGGAATATCTTGCGTGTCTTGTTTCATCTTCTTGATGTTATGCCAATGAGTGCGAACAAAAGTTAAACCGTCTTCCGGATCATGATCAACGATGCAATCGATATTCTTTTGAATACCTATATCAAGATCTAGAAAAAGTTTTTCTCCTTTTTGCTTAACAACATTTCGGTCAAAAAGATATAACTTATTCCACCATTTTTCGTAGTAGTTATCCTCGGGTAATGGAATGACATTAATTTCTGGAAATAACCCATCAGAATGTTCGGTCAAACAATAAAAATCAAATTCTGTTGTAATGTGTTGTTTGCATTGTTCGAGAATTTTATTGACATCTTCCGAATCATATTTGAATCCCCACTTTACTGTGTATATACTAATCATTAAACATTCCAATGTTCTAAAAGATCAGGATCGACCAACGATTCCTGTTTCACTTTGCCTCTGCTATTGTCTTTGAACGGGAGTAAATCCACATTAAAGACGCATACAATACAGTCTTTTCTATATATAGCGACCTCTAGATCTCCTGAATCCCAATCACGACCTCTGTTGTATGAGTAAGCAAATGTATTTGGGAAGTGCTTCCATAGAGGAGTATTACTAAAGTCGCCCCAACGCCAACTGTGATAGTTATCTGTTCCATCGGTGAATGTAAACCAAATACGTTCTTGGTGTTCTAACACGTCCTGCCAAATACATTCTGTCTGATCATCCGACCACACCATACAACTGCCATTGGTATATGCACCATGTGACAACTTAAAGTTACGAGACTTCATGGGTCTAGGGTCTTGCCACCACGAACGTAACTTGGTAGGATTCTCTAGGTCATAAGTGATGATCGGCGACAAATCATTTTGAATGATAACATCAAGGTCGAAAAAGACAAATCTTCCAGTGGGTTTATCGTTTGCGAAGTTATGTGTATTGAAGATGAACGTCTTTGGTCTGTCCCAACAACGTGCCATGCCGTATTTGAAATCCTCAGATCCGAACCAGTATTTTGGGTGGATGTCGGGAATGTCTGGGAAGTCAATGACTTTAATCTCATTATCAAATCCTTCACTGTTATCAGTATAGCAATAGAAGTGGAACTCAAAATTATCAGGGGTGTGCTTCTTTGCCATTCGATAAAGTCGGTTAACAAACTCGGCGGAATACTTTGTTCCCCATTTAGAGCAGACATAATTAACTCTCATTTCCACAACCTAACAATATTTTCATCTAAACAATCAGATAAGTCTATCTGTTCTTTTGCTGATGGATGTGGTATGTTGTCTGTATTGAACAAACAAATCTTAGCATCTGGTCTAAATTTAAATCGTTCTGCATCATCGGGATGATGTTTACCACGGTTCCAAGAATATATCCATCCACCAGGAATATCCTTCCAGAAATCTCTCTGCCTCCAGTAATGGTAATTGTCGCTTCCCTTGAAGAAAGTTTTAAATACCGACTCTGAATGTTCCAACACATCGTTGTAAATATGTTCGCATGCAGCACCAGACCAAAGCATCATGCTGGAATTATAAAATGTTCCTCGAGTTTCGATGAAAAGTCTATCATGTTTCTGCGACTGTGGTTGCCATCGACACTGGATGATACGGGGTTTTTGTGCGAGTAACTCAACGTCAGTAATATCTTCTTGAATTACTACATCTAAATCAAAGAAACACCAGTTACCAACGTATCCTAACCAGTTATGTGAATTGAATACTAAAAACTTTGCACGATCGAAACAGAAAGTTTCTTTTCCGAACCAATGTTTGGGATGTAAAATCCCATCATCAGGAATTGGTGCAGTATCACACTCAACACCTTCTGCGTCATCGGTATAACAAGTAAACGTAAACTCATTTTCGAAGTTTCGTTTGACCATGTTGTAAAGATTGTTTACGTATTTCGCGGGATACTTATTCCCCCACTTAATGCATACGAAGTTCATCATATTTTTTATCTGCTCCAGGAAACTGGTCCAATCCGTTTAGTAATGCTATGGTGTATCTCGGACGATAGACAAAAGAATCATTGTCATCATCTACGCCATAATAATCTGCGCCATATACAAATGAGTATAACTCGCCTCGCGGGAAACGATTAAATCGAAAATCTTCATGCCATAAAAATCTATCATCACCAAAATATTTAACCATGTAGTAATCAGCGTTGTTCTCAAAGTGTTCCCAAATGTGTTGAACAGTTCCTTCTTTCCACATTACAACACTCGAGTTGTAATTACTCAAGTAACGCATACCATGAGTTCCGCCATCATAATCTGGCCACTCTTTATTCTTCCAGTAAGTATACGCTATTGTTGGATAAATGTCAAGGTAATTCCACAGATGATCAATATTTTTTTGTATTCTAATATCAAGATCCAAGTATAAGGTATCACCCAAACCTTCTAGAGTATACATCCATATTTTAATCCAGTGACCTTCTACATCTTCTGGCATTGGAATTATTTTTATTATTGGATCTAGGTCTGTTGGATCGTCGGTGATACAAGCATAGTTGTATTTTCTATCAGTATCATTTACTATTCTGTTTACGTCTGCTGCAGAATATTTTTCACCATATTTTAACATCAAAATCGTTTGCATAGTATTCTCATTTATTATAAATATTACCGTATAATTTATAAGGGTTCCAGATGGCACAAATTCAAAATATATACATTGATCAGGGAACAACTTTTTCTTTATCTCTTGTAGTAAATGACCAGAACGGAGATCTAAAAGATCTCTCTGATTATACTGTAGCAGCACAAATGCGCAAATCATACTACACTAATACTTCTATAAGTTTTACTGCAACGGTTTCTCTGCCAGCAGAAGGTGAAGTTACGATTTCATTAACTGCTACACAAACATCAGCAATTAAAGCAGGAAGATATGTTTATGATATTGAAATTACAGGTGAGGGTGAAACTCTGAGAGTTCTTGAAGGAATTGTAGTAATTAATCCGGAGGTAACCAAATAATGTCGATTAAAGTTACTGTCCCAAATTCAAACATTATAAATACAAGTATAGTAAGCAAAAAAGCAGCAACCAAACTCGAAACGATTGCTGATGTCGATGCCAGTGGACTACAAGATGGATACACATTGATTTATAACTCAACGACCAGAAAATGGGAAGCAGCAAATCCTGCTTCTGAAGTTATTTTAGATAATATTGATGGCGGAACGTATTAAGAATTAATGAAATCCAAAAAAAGGAAACGGTAAATGTCAACAATTATTCAAATTAAAAGAAGTGCGGGTTCTGCTGCTCCAACTGATGCGGCTCTCCTTGAAGGGGAAATGGCATACGCACAAGACGCCAGCAATAATGGCGCAGGCGCAAAACTTTACATCGAATCTATCGAAGGTAGCAGTGCTGCGATTCATGCAGTCGGGGGTAAGTATTTCACAGACAAGATTGATGCTCGTCTTATCGACGCAACAACATCAGTTGGTGGTGGAGCAACTTTCGCTGAAGGAACATCAAATGGTTCTAACAAGATAACTGTTAAGGCACCTAATACTCTTGCTGCTGATTATACTCTTACTCTCCCTGTAAACGATGGTGATGCTGATCAGTTTCTGAAAACAGACGGTTCAGGCGCTACATCATGGGCAGCGATTCCTTCAGGTTCGTTCACACTGAGCGACAATCAAGGAACTCCAAATACCGATACATTTACAACTGGTGGAACTCTGACTTTTGCTGGTTCTGCTGGTGTCAAGACAACAGTTTCAGACAACCAAGTTGGTATCACTCTTGATATTACTGGAACTACTGCTCTAACATCACTTGCTGATGCTGACGAATTTATTGTTTATGATGCTTCGGCGACTGCAAACAAGAAGATTACTGCTGAAGATATTGGTGATTACATCTACGCTGCTGTTTCAGGCGATATCACAATCAGCGAAACAGGTGTTGCTTCGATTGCTGCTAACTCGGTTGCTCTTGGAACTGACACAACTGGTAACTACGTTGCTACTGTTGCTGGAACTGCAAACCAAGTTTCTGTTTCGGGTTCAGGTTCTGAGGGTGGTGCAGTTACTGTTGCTCTTACAGACGACGTTACTCTTGTCGGCGATCTAACAGTTGGCGGTAACGACATTAAGGCAAATGGTGGAACAACTGCTATCACTCTTTCGGGTGCAGACGTTGCCGTTGCTGGTGACCTAACAGTCACAGGAAACGATATTAAGTCATCTTCTGCAACTGCACTTACTTTAAGTGGTGCTGATGTTGCTGTTGCTGGCGATCTTACCGTAACTGGTAATGACATTAAGTCATCTTCTGCTACTGCACTTACACTTGACGGTGCTAATGTTGCTGTTGCTGGTGACCTAACAGTT